TATTACTCCAAGAATATCATAAGATAGATTATGATGTCAGAGTATTAGTATTAGGTGGTAAGATATTATCTGTTATGAAACGACCTGTGTTAGAGGGTGACTTTAGGAGTAATGTATCACAAGGCTCTAAACCAGAGAAGTTAGATTTAACAGAGATAGAGATAGAGACAAGTCTGTTGGCTGCAAAAGCAGTTAACGGCCTATGGACTGCTGTTGACTTCCTACCTAGTAAGAATAGAACAAAAGATGCACCCCTGGTTATAGAGGTAAACTCATCGCCAGGAACAGAGGGTATGGAAGAAGCGACAGGCAGAAATATTAGTAAAGAGATATTAGAATTTTTTAGTGATAAGAAAAACTGGGTCATAGTTCCTAGTGAATGTGGTTACAAAGAGATAGTTACCATAAAACCATTTGGCGAAATCGTAGCAAAATTTGATACAGGTAATTCAGGTATGTCAGTCATACATGCCGACAAGATGGAAGTAAAAGGCAAGAAGGTGACCTGGTCTCTACTAGGCAAGACAATCACTAGTGACATAATTAGAAAAGAGGAAATATCAGTGGGTGGCTTGAGAGATTATGACGAGGATAGATTTGTAATTAAACTAGATGTAGGTTTTTTAGGTGGCACATATGAGACAGAATTTACCCTAGACGATAGGGAAGATAGAACACCAATACTATTTGATCGTGAGTTTATGAATCGAATGAATGTAATGGTAAATCCAAATAGAAAATATGTTGTCACAACAAAATATAGTATTGAATAGCTTTACAATATTATTAAATTATGTTATAATAATTATTATGAGAAGGAGTGAATATGGCAAAAAATCATCAATCAGACAATCCATTATTTAAAGCACTAATTAAAAAGTACGAGGCAGACATAGCGGCAGCATTTGCTACTCTGATAGTATATTTTGATAGTTCGGTAGGCATAGGTGAACATCCACAGTTCATTGATGAGATGGATAAACAGTTAGAAAAAATGTCTAACGCTGAAGAAAAACTATTAACACTAAACAAACATTTTAATAATACACAAATATAATATATGAAGTTCTATACATCGGTATTGCCATATCGTGGCAGACTATTGGTTCGTGGTGTAAACCATGACGGCAGCCATAAGAAGTATAGAGTTAATTATAGGCCATCTCTTTTCGTACCATCAAACAAAGAATCAAAATATAAAACACTAGACGGTCGTAATGTGGGCAAGATGGAGTTTGAAAGTATACCAGACGCTAAGAAATGGATTGACGAATACGAAGACGTTAGTGGTTTTGAATACTTCGGTAATACTAGATATCAATATCCTTTTATCGCAGATCAATTTCCTGACAAGGTGGATTGGGATATAAAACAGATAAGATTGATCACACTTGATATAGAGTGTGAGAGTGAGAATGGTTTTCCTGATGCTGATGAAGCTATCGAGCCCATAATATCTATTACAGCAAAAGAACACACAACAAAAAAGATAGTTGTATTTGGCATGAACAATTTTGTGAATGACAGGCCAGATGTAAATTTTGTTAAGTGTTCTACTGAGAGAGATTTGATTGAAAAATTTAAACAGTTCTGGTTAGAATATAATCCTGATATCATAACAGGTTGGAATGTAAAGTTCTTTGACATGCCTTATTTGATGAATAGATTTAGAAGGCTGATGGGTGATGAGTATCTATTACAATTTAGTCCATGGGGAGTTGTGACTCAACAAAGTGCTAGAATAACAGCAAAAGGTTTTAACAAAGAACAAAAGTATTGGGATATCATGGGTGTCGCTACTCTAGATTATCTTGACCTGTATCGTAAACATACATTTGTCAGGCGTGAAAGTTATAAACTAGATTACATAGGCGAGGTAGAGCTAGGCGAAAACAAGAATGAAAATCCATATGATACTTTCAAAGAATTTTATACAAAAGATTATCAACAATTTATAGAATATAATATCCAAGATGTAGAATTAGTTGATAAACTAGAGGACAAGATGAAACTAATTGAATTACATTTGACCATGGCATATGAGGCAAAGGTAAATTATCAAGATGTGTTTGGTCAAGTTCGTATGTGGGATACTATCATATTCAATCATCTAAAATCTAAAAATGTTGTAGTGCCTGCAAATAAAGAATCTGAAAAATCTAGGGCATACGAAGGCGCTTATGTAAAAGATCCTGTCGTAGGTTTTCATAACTGGATTGTAAGTTTTGATTTAAATAGTCTATATCCACATTTGATTATGCAATATAATATCTCTCCTGAAACGATGGTCGGCTATGATCCAAATCGTGTTAATGTAGAAAATATGTTAAATCAAAAATCTGATTTGTCTGACCTAGACACGAGGACTATCACTCCCAATGGTGCTCAGTTTAGGACAGACAAACAAGGCTTTCTTCCTGAGTTGATGGATAAACTATACAAAGAGAGAGTTATCTATAAAGATAAGATGGCGAAGGCAAAGGCATTGTATCAAGAGACAGGAGATTCAAGATTAAAGAATGAGATATCTAAAAATTATAATATTCAACTTGCGAGAAAGATTGCTTTGAATAGTGCCTATGGTGCTATCGGTAATCAATACTTTAAATATTTTGATGTAAGACATGCCGAAGGTATAACCATGGCAGGTCAATTAACTATTAGGTGGATTGAAAGAGACGTGAACGCATATTTAAATAAATTATTGAAAACTAATAATGATGTTTATGTGGTTGCCTCTGATACAGATTCTATCTATATTAAATTAGACGCTGTTGTAAATAAAATATTTAAAGATAAATCAGATAATAAAAAGATAGTAAAAGTATTAGATAAATTTTGTGAAGAAAAACTACAGCCATATATCGATAAAAGTTTTTCTAAACTGGCTCAGTATGTGAGAGCATATGATCAAAAGATGTTTATGAAACGAGAAGTGATCGCTAACAAGGGCATATGGACTGCTAAGAAAAGATATATTTTAAACGTATTCAATGAAGAAGGCCTAGATTTAAAAGAACCTAAACTAAAAATTATGGGTATCGAGGCAGTTAAGTCTTCAACTCCTGCACCTTGTCGTGTAAAAATTAAAGAGGCATTGAAAGTCATTATGAATCAAGATGAAGCATCACTGATAAACTTCATAGAAAATTTTAGAAATCATTTTAAGAAACTATCGCCTGAAGATATTGCATATCCTAGAAGTTGTAATAATCTAAAAAAATATAGTTCGACAAAAGACATATATCAAAAGTCAACACCAATACATGTTAAAGGCGCTTTGATTTATAATAATATGTTGAGAAAAAATAAGTTGAGAAAGTATGAGGTCATACAAGATGGCGATAAGATAAAATTTATAACACTAAAAGAACCAAACC